AGTAAAAAATCAGGCATCTAGTTCCCCTCTATAATTGCTCGACTGTTAAACGCCCTATCGCGTGATGTAGCAATTCCCCACCGAACATATCCAAATCAATCCGAAACTCAGGCTCTTCCGTCACCCGCTGCAATTCAGCCGGCAGCGTTGAAGCGACAACGAACGCTTGAGAGATCGCGTCCAGTTCAGCATTGAACGTGATGTCACTGCTCGTCGTGTTCGTGCTGGCCTCGTCGTATCGGTAAAAAGCCCAAATGTCGTAAATGAATGTTCGCGTTACACACTGCGGGTTCTTTCTCACCGCGTCCGTCTGCGTTCGAGTGATGATGTAGCCGTGGACCTTATCGACATCTACCCCGCTCGGCGGCCTCAGCACCCCTGGCCATTCGTTCGGATCGTGCCCAAGCACCCAAAACGCAAACACCACCGCATTCGGCGCGTTCGTTGTGATCACCGTTTTAATCGCCGCGCGTATTTGGGCTTCCGTGTAGGTCGGCATCTATTCCCTGCCCCTTGCCAGAATCCCGCCCTTACCGAATCGGGTAATCACACCCTCAATCGCGGGCCGCACGAACGGACGAGCGGCAACCTTTGACGATCCGAACTCCAACGCCTCGGCATAATCCGCCGCGATGACGATCTCAGCCTGCGTGTCGGACTTGATCGTTGTCTGAATGGAGTTGATCAGAAATCCAGTGTCGACAGCGGGCGATTCGCCTGGAGCCGATGCCCTATGGATCACTCCACGGCGCCTGTACTTCCTGCCCGTCTTCGGCCCCGTCATGCTCAGCTTCATTGCCGCTTCGATAGCCAGAGCGACCTCTCGAACAGTGGGGCGGGTTCCCTTGGCGATGGTTCGCTTCAGCTCGCCCTGATCGACTTTCACTGTGAATGTGATCACCCTGTCGCCCCCTTCTGTGGTGAGAGCCGCAAGACGTAGCCCGCGCCAAGTTGCTGCATCGGTAGAAGGTCTGAGATTTTGTAGCGCGTCGTTATGCCTCTGACGTTGATAGCCACAGCGCCGCCGATGTTCAATTGCGCTCGAGTGATCGCGGCGTCTACGCTGAGCCACATCTTGACGCCTGATCCGTCAATCTCTTGTCCTGCGCGCTGCTCGCGAACGAAGAAGAAGCCACTCGTAATGGTCGCGATCTCAGTCTCGCCCGCGGTTGGCGTCACCTTGTAAAACACAACCTGAATGTTGCGCCCGTATGTCTTGCGGGTGAGCGTGTTCAGTCGTGTTTTGGTGAGAAGTTCGGTCAGAATCGCCCCTCAACTGAAACCGAATGATTGGTCTGCATTCGCGCTTCAGATAGCTTCCGAATCGCCACCGTCTTGCCAGGTCCTTCGGGTGTGACAGCGTTCACCACCCGCGCGCATTCCAAAAAGGCGGCGTTGATTTGCTCGTACACCAACCGCTGCGCTTCAGTCGGCGGGTGATAAGTAAAAATGTCTTTGAGTTGCTCTTCTGTCATAAATCTAAGCTCGTACAAGAACGCTGCCGCCGATCAATCCGCCAAGGAGTTGGCCAACGGCTGACGGCAATCCGCCCGCTGGCTTCTGAGATTGAAACTTCATATTGACGCCATCAGCGGTGAATGAATCGAGCGCATCGTCTCCGCTCTCATCGAATCCATCGAGTAAAGCGAGCGCCAATTCACATTGAGCGTCTTTCACTCGCTGCGGTATCTCGGTTGAGAGGTAGACATCGCCGTATGGCCAGTTGTAGCCATATCCCCACCCGTAACCGCTGCCGATCCCGTCAACCTTTTGCACGTACATCCGAGGCCAGGCCAGGCGCTGGGTCGTTGTCACCCTTGATCCTAGCCAATTCTCGGATTGAAGCCTCGTCGCAGCCATCAGCAGGGATCTCGTCTTGTTATCCGACGTCGCCCCCGTCCAAGCCTCGGTATTGAGGCGCGCATCGAAGTAGGCATCTGCGGCGGCAACATCAATGTATGAGTTCGCCGCCGCTCCGCCGATGGTTGTGTCGAGTGTGGGGAGTGGCATTTACACACCTGCGATTGCCGCCATTGAGCGCTTGAATCCGGCGTCACAAGATGCGCCCAGGTCGCGCATGGATTGAATCGCCGAATAGGTTGAGCCAACTTCGGCGATGGTCGCGTGAAGTTCGGCGTTCAGCGCGGCAATCTCTTCCTCATGCTTTCGGCGCATTGCCACAAGCGCTACTTTCAGTTCGTCGCGCTTTTGCTCGGCGGCCCGCAGTCGCTTCAGATTGCCCGAATCCTCAATGCTGAAAATCGCCTGGCGCGCCGTCATTTCCGCAGTGGATGCGGCTATGAACAGGCGAGGCAGTTCAGACTTACGCGCCACGAGGGTATCGAGCGATTCCAAATCGCCGCTATTGATCGCCGTGCGGATCTGCTCATCGATGAGCCCCAGCTCCGATTCGAGCGAGCGCCGCTCCTGCCGTAACTTGACGAATTGCTCATCGGCTGAATTCGTGGATGATTTGACGGGCGCCCCTTCTTCGACGCCCGCGTGATCGTTCTTTTTAGCCGGCATAATCTTCTATGCTCATATTGAATGTTGATACGAAAGGGATTCGCTAAGTCGCTTATTTCAGAGCGCTTATCACCCCAAAAGTACGGCAGTATGCTCCTGTTTTATTCCCTTGACGCCCCAGCTCATTGAGACCTCCAGGAACTGAGCGTGGTAACCCTGATAGATAGCGAACTCGAAAGGCATCCCCGTAAGAGGATCGACGATGGTCATGCGTTCGAGCGCCATGTCGCGTCCACCGGGGAGGTATGGCGCACGGGCCATAAGGATGATGGCTGAGCGATGGAAAGCGAGATTGAGCGCCGCCACGTTCCCGATGGTCATAGCGGTCGCGGATGCCGGGATCGCTACGCGCAGGCCGGGTTTGGCGAGCGTGATTGCGCCAGGAGCCGCCGTGCCAACCTCGACCACGTAGATGTTTGAGTCACCGGCGAATGTGACGCGATCACCGGCCAGAACAGTTCCTGAACCCGTGATCAGAGTAATCACAGTCGCGCCGACCGCGTAGCCAGCGGTGTTTGAGGTGTAGGCCGTGCCTGTGCCTTTGGCGGGGCTTGCGATTCCCGCCGATTCACGTGTGTTGAGGCCGTGCAGGTCGTATAGCGTGCCCTGACGCAGAGTTCCGGCGAGCCCCGCCTCATTCACCCTCGTAAGGCTCGGCAATGAACGCAAGTTCACGCCCGCGCTGGTATTGATAACAAGCTGACGATCGAACAACGGCGCGCCGTTATCGTCGAGAATCTTCCGCACGTTAGCGGAATCGGCAATGCCAGGAGTCGCGCCGAATGGCGCCGTGCCCGCAGTGCCATATGCGCGTGAAGCGAAAAGGGCGCCCGCAACGCCCAGGTCTACCTCGATTTCGTTGGTCAGGGTCCTAAGCGCCTGCGCAACCTGATCCGGGGTCACACTCTCTATACCTGGTCCTGCGCCGCTTAGACTTTGTTGCTCCTCACCTGACCAAGGAACCTGAACGGCCCTGGATTTTGTGACGGACATTTCGACGAATGGGATCTGGACGCTGTTCGGCGTCGGCGGAGTCATCGCAGGAGTGATATCGACTGCAGTCAGCCTCGGCGTAATTCGCACGCGCAGCGGCTGATTGAGCGCTACGCGGCTTGTTTCGGCGTTAATAGTTACGGACGGGATCATGCCGACAAGCTCGCGGCTCACGACATCCATCCCGGCATACAGAGTAGGGATTAACCCGGTAAGGGTGTTGGCTAAAGCCATGTTGTCTCCTCAAAAAGTCCCCACTCTGCGACAGAGAGGGATTAATCAATTATGCGATGGCCTTCCCTGATCACTTTCCAGCGTTCCTCGTGCGGCAGCGCCTCGAATGACTCGCGTGAGTAGGTGCGCGCCCCGGTTGCCTTGTTGCCGTTCTGCGCGCCGCTGCCTGCCGCCTTGGAAGCTTCGAAAGCCCAGGGCTCTTCCTCGCGTAAATAAACCTCAAAAGCCCGCTCGGGCTTAATCGTTGTCGGGTAGCCGTTCCGGTCCTTGAAGACGAGCTTGCTGTCTTCCATATCGAAGCGCTCGCCTGTGCGGAGCAGCGTCATAAAGGCGTTGATCCGATCGGGCATGACGCCGTGCTTGAGCGCCATATCCTTCACCGGCCCCCAGATCGAGTGCTCACGGACCTGGCTTTTCAGCCCCGCAATCTCTTTGTCTCTTTCCTGAATTTGCTTCTCAATGTCCCCGAGTCCGCTCTTGGCTTTCTCTTCAAGCGTTCGGGTTGAGTCTGCGAGCTTCTTTTTCTCGTTCAGAAGCTCTTGGTTTTTCCTGAGTAGAGGCTCAGCCTTTATCTCGTGGTAGCGGTCCACATCGAGGATGAATTTCCCTTCCTTCTCGACGTAAGCCCTGCGAATGCCTTCCTCAACGCTGTTGATGTCGGCAACTTCAAATTCAACTGGCATAACGTGTCTCCTTAGCTCAGCTTCGGATTGACCGGCTCAGCCGGGTTGGTGGTGATTATTCATAGCGTCAGGATTTATTTTTCGACGCTATGCGCTCGGTGTAATTTCGCGGAATTTGACTATCGCGCCCGTGGTCTGACTCGCAGCCGGCGCGGTGTTCAGCTTGAATCCAAATATCTCGCCCGCCTCCACACGCAGGGGCCCCGCCTCAAGCGCGTCGCTGAATGAATATGTTCCCTCGGCCACGTTCCAGATGTGTTCATAAATGATGTCCGTGTCGGTCCCCTCGGCGGATGCGTTCACCCCTGTGGCTGCAGTCCCGCCTATTGCGGCGGCTGCCGGATCGCCTGTGTCCCATTTCAGAGGCGTGGCCAGCGTCACGGTAGCGGCGGCGCTTTTGCGTAGGAGTTGAAGCGCCTGCAGCTCAATGGTGGTCTTGGTGATCTGGAAGATTTTTACTTCCAAGATGTCTATGGCTTTTTCCCCGGCTTTGATCTGAATCAAGGTTTTCGCGGTCGTGATCGCGGTCGGGGCCATTCTTACGGTATAGATAAAACTTGATGGCATAATTGCTCCTATTCCTCAGCGGGTCCGCCGCGGTCAAAATTGCGGGCGAGCGCGGTCTGGGTCTCGATTTCGCGCTCTTGTTTCGCCTGCGCTTCCTTCTCAAGCGCGTCTTTCTCGACCTTCGGATCGAAGTCGTCAGGCAGTTTTCCGCCCGCCTCGAATACCTTCCACATTGTTTCGACGGTGAATTGACCGACAGCCACGGCATTCGACCAGGCGCTCATCTCTTCGGGCGTGATCTCCTGCGCATCCAGCGCGGCCCCTACTTCGATATTTCCGCCCGTGGTAGCGGTCGGGGTTCGATATTGGACGTGGAAGCGGAGCGCTAATTCGATGGCGTCTTTCAGGCTGCGCGCCCATGTTGCAAGGTCGGATGATTCCTCAATCTGGTCACCGCGCTCTTCAGTGGCTGTGACCTGCGCGCCCGTGCGCTTGACGAGGAGTGAGAGGCCCATAATAGACATTCGCTCTTCGCGCTTTGCTATGTCCTCGCTGGCTGCCGCATATGCCGCGCCGCTCGTTTCCGCATACCAGACGTCGCCCTCTGTAGCCACGTCGAAGACCGTATAAGGCCCAATCACAGTGATAGGCTTAGTGGTATCCGCTCCCTTGCGGCAGAGAATCGGCTTGCTACCAATATGGATATAAATCGAAAAGTCAGAATCTTTCTGATAGTGCTGAATATTGGTATAGGCGAGATCGATCAGCGGCGGCTCGGATACGAGGGTCGCAGATTTACGGGTGTAGACGATGGCAACCGGGATCTCATCCAGCGACGTCGAACCGCCTGGATTGTCAGGGTCGGGGATGATACTGAGCTCTACGCCTTCGCCCTTGACCTCTTTGTACAGCTCCCAAGAACCAGGCCGCAAGACTCGATACCGTGTGACCTTCTGCTCGCCATACTCGCCATCGGGTTCAGTCGAGCATTCCTTGAAGACTACGAGCGTGAGCTTGGTTTGGCCGTCAATTACCGACGTGCGCCAGTTGATGATCTGCTCAGCGCAGTAAGAGACCCAATATGGCCGCCGTCCTGCCTGCATCTCATCGGCCAACGTAGATCCAGGCTCAAGCGCGGGTGGCATATCAACGAGAATCGCCGCGTGTCCATCGCGGACGGCGTTGTTAAACACGTCCTTGATAAACACGACACCGTGCGTCCCCGCGTTGTCTATGTTCTCCCATTCGCCTTCGACCGCGGTGCCCTCGCCTTCCGATTCCCTGCCTCGAATGACTTCGGGAACGTTGTCGGCTAGTTTCGGATCATTGCGGAAAACCATTCCGACCAGTCCGTTTTTGGTGAATCCCACGGCTGGATGGAACACCGCCCGAGATAGACGGTATCCGTAATGTTCCGGCGATTCTGCGGGCTCTTTAGGAAGGTAAGCAGCTCCGGCTTTTCGGATTACAGGCGTCCCAGCGCAAGTGTCGGCCATCACCTGCCATGACCATTTCATGGCGTCGTAAGCCGCACAGCAATAATCGGGTTTGTTCTTGTCGCCTGCCACGGGCGGAAGATACGAGAGGGTGAAGATTTATTTTGTGAGAGTGATGATAGTAGTTGACAATACCCGCTAGAGGGTATATATTCACATTATCGCAGCAGCAATAAAGCGGCGCGATAACCGGAGAAATGAAAATGGCACTGACAGAAAAAGAAAGAGCAATACTGAATCAGAAATGGCAGAGCAAAACCGTGAAAACCGTGTACGCGGTTTATATCAGACTTCACAACGACCTACACTCGCACCTGATGCGAATTGTTGAGTCGCTAGAATCTGCCCAGGCCATTCGAGACACATTTATGCGCCCCGGTGGTCAAGGTGGCGGTGGGTATATCAAAGAGGGCCGGACGATTCAAAACAGCGACCAACTTGAGATGGGACGTGTCATTGAAAAGTTCGGCCAAGTGAGCAAATAGCAACCCACGGGGCGACGGCCCCACTTCCCGTTCTTTGGCAATCAGTATGGAGGAAATGAAATGCCTGAGAAAAAACGAGTCCGAATCGAATCTAGCTTTCACCCGACACGCCAGCAGTATCACCTGGACGGGGCAAGTCGCGACATCAAGTTCCCTCGTCAGCGGTGGTTTGAGAGCCACGGCGACATGATGGAAGCTCTACAGCGCCTCAATCCTGATGTGGAGTTTGTTTAATGAACCCCACCGAACGCCAACAATCACTCGCCGCCGCCCGCCGCGCCGCCAACTTTCTCAAGATATACATTCAGACTGAGATTGTGGACGAGCGGTTGCGCGCTGAAATCGGTTGCCTCCTTGACGAGTTTGAGCGCCTCGACGCTGGCGAGCAGAAGCGCAACGCGGCCGGGCGCGAGTTCGGGCAGCTCGGCGCTGAGTACGGCGCTCGGGGCGGATGGCCGAAGGGAAAGAAAAGGAAGGTGAAGAAGTGAGACCTAAAGAACAAGAACTCGACGCCATCAAAAAGGAACGCGCTGCGTGTGCGCAGTTGCTTGATACAGAAGCAAAACGGTTGCGCGAACTAGCAAGCAAGTGCTACCAGGAAGGCGGACTGGATGGGCCTAGTATGTATTCTCGCGTGAAATGGGCTGCGGAAATATGCGAGAAGATGGCAGAGCAAATCCGCGCCCGCCGCGCAGAAAAGGGAGAGGGGAAGAATGAACTGGACAACTGAATTCCCGAAAGAGCCGGGCACGTATTGGGTAAGAAAATTCCCTGAAGTGCGAAGGGGTATGCCGGGTCTGGATCTGCCCGACAAATGGATCACCACGGATACAGGTCCTGAACTTGTCGAGGTCGGCAAGAACGGCTCAGTAATTTGGATAATGCGAACGGAATGGTGGGGCGACAATACGGAGCCCGATACGTCATCGGCCGAATGGTACGGGCCGATTGAGCCACCGGAGTAATCAATATGAACAACGCTACTTGGACAAACGAGTATCCCGCGAAGCCAGGATTGTATTGGATCAGGAATTATCAAGTAGAAAGCGGTCCAGAAGTCTGGCGCGGACCAATGCTAGTTGAAGTTGAGAGAGGGGATTACTGGCATTTCCACGGATCGGATAACACTTGGAGGCGGTGGGATATAGTTTCAGCCGAATGGCGCCCGGTTGAGCCGCCTGAATGAGGACAGACTATGGCAAATAATAGACTCTATCTTGGTTGTGTTGATTGCTTCGCTGAAGGCTTGGCTGATTCCATAATCTCTATTGCTAAGTATTACCCTTCGACGGGGTGGTATCCCTACGGCGGGAACCTTGAGAAATGGATGGATAGGCACTCACATCATAGAACAATGGAGGGATACGACAACCAGAAGAAGCCGCCATTTAGTCTCTATTATGAAGATTCGATCCCGCCAGAAATCTGGCAGGCAAGATTGGCATACTTGAGCGATGAATTCCCTAGCGAGGTTGACGTATGAATAAAAAGCGGCCACGACGATACATAGAAAGGAAAGTGAAGGAAATGAAAACAATCGAATATAGATTCATAGACAAAACATCATGGCCAGAGGGCGAATGGAACGACGAACCAGATAAGGTTCAATGGCAAGATGAAGAAACTCAACTCCCTTGCCTAGCCAAGCGCAATCCAATGGGCGCATGGTGTGGATATGTCGGCATCGCCGAGGGGCATCCGTTATTCGGGCAGGACTACGACAGCCAGGACGATCTTGAGATTCATGGCGGGTTAACGTTCTCGGGGTTTTGCCAGGAAGACGATAAAGAACATGGCATATGTCATATGCCCGATGAAGGCGAGCCTGATCGTATATGGTGGCTCGGTTTCGATTGCGCCCATGGTTTGGATTTGATGCCGATATCGTTAAAGAGGCGACAGGCATTGACGGACGAAACCTACAAAACCCTTGACTATGTTCGCGCCGAATGCGCCAACCTTGCGCATCAGCTAATAGGCATCTATAAAAAAAAGCGGCCACGATGAAAGCGATAACACCGTAGCCGCATAAACACTCGCGCGGCATTATTGACGCGGGGTGGGGGTGTTTTCAACGAGGAGAAAGAAATGCCAAGTTACATCGTGATCGGCCTAGAAGGTGGACCGCTCGACGGCCAAACAAGGAAAGTTCTCGCTGAGACAATCGCAATTGCAGAAATGCCTGACAATTTCATGCTTACAGGCGAAGATTGGCAAGTGCCATCAGTCTATACAAGAAGCGGAATAACCAGATACGGAGTCCCCGTGTTTACATATTCCGAGAAGATGAGCGAGCAGTCTCCCACCTATCTGAAGAACTCACCCTGCGAGAACAGCCCGCCCAGCGCCAATTCATTGAACGCATCCGACGCTGAATCCACTTGATCCATAAACTTGCCGCGTGGAAACTGGCGCAGCTCTTCAATGAACGGCTTATTCCACGCGCCTTTTATCAGTTTCACATTGCCGACGTTCACCTGAGCCGAGAATGCGAATGCCCGCGTCTCCTTCGATCCTGATGCGGGCTCAGTCTTCACGTTGAAGCCTGCCAGCATCCTAACCAACGATGTCGCCTGCTTCTTCCCTGCCTGCCCCGGATCTTGTGGGATGTGGATCTTGACGCCTACGCCATCAGTGCGCGAGGTGCTCATCAACTGCGTTTCAACATCATCACTCGACCATTGGCCGCGCGCGACATCGAGCACGTACCACAGCCCCTTGCTATCCTTCCCGATCAGCACGCCCGACGTGAACGCGCCGCCCCCTTCTGTGGATGCGAGATCCCAGCCGCGGCAGAGGCGCAGATCAGCGGGGGCAGCTTCTATCACTTCCAACTTCGACACCTTGAAGAATTCGCCCTCGCGCGCTGTGGGCCGCTGCTGAAAGAGAGCGTCAAAGAAGTATTCCCCTATGCGCTGCTTGATCTTCTGCAACTTCTCGATGGGCCTGCGCTCGGGACACAGCGCCTCGCCCGTCTGTCGCCAGTCAGATTCGAGTGTGCAAGATGTTGGGAATTGCTCAAAGTCGGGATCTTCGGCAATGGCCGGCAGGTTCACGACGTGCCACCGTTCACGCTCGTCTTCCTCTTCGGCCTGGCGCTCCTCCTCGATCAGCCAGCCAGCAAGATCATCCATGTGCCATCGGGTTTGAACTACGATCATGGCACCATTCGGATCTGTGTCACTCCAGGGTTCCTCGCGCGTGTACCAAGTCGAATTCCACCAATCTTGGAGTTTGGCGCGGATGACTTCGGATGCGGCTTCCTCGGCGTTCTTGATGGGATCATCGACGACCAGCAGATGACCGCCCTTACCCGTTGCTGGACCACCGGCGCCGCAAGCCCACAAGCCTCCGCCTTCGCCCGTCTCCCAATGCTGGACACCGGCGGCATCGGCTTTGACCGTGTTGCCTGCGAGCCTGTAGTTGTCGCGCGCATTGCGGGAGAGAGTGTTGGCGAGATCGGCGGAGTATGAGCTTAATCCGACCCAGCGCTCAGGATAGCGATGCAGGAAGTATGCTGTGAACAGGCGTGAGATTGTCTCGGATTTGCCGTGGCGTGGAGGGGTGAATACGAGAAGGCGCTTGATCTCGCCATCAGCTACGCGCTGAAGAACACGGCCCAGCCTTTCACAATGTTCATACCAGTGGTAACGATCATTGCTGACATCTTTGACGAATTCACGAAAGGTTTTGCTCTGGATCTCTGCTTGCCGCTGGACGCTCTCCGGTCTGACTTTTTGGATCAGCGCCCTCTGATCCGCCTCCGGCCACAGATGCCGCAGCCTTGAGGAAGGTCTCAGCAAGATCGAGTTTGATACCGTCTGTTTCACTTTGAGCAAATTTCAACCAGTCAAGCAAGTCCTTTTCAGTCCGGAGCGCTGCATCTTGCGCCATCTTCTCCCGAATAACCCGCTGAGTGATCCGTAGACGCTCAGCGCGTCCAGCGATCCCAACCATCAATGAAAGCCTGTCAACTTCCTCGCTAAATTCGATGTCCGCTAGCCAGCGTCGAATTGTGCGAGTTGTAATCTCCATCTGGTCCGCAACTTCCTGCTGCGTATAACCTTCCGCGAGAGCAAGGGCTACGGTGCTTTTTTGCGCTGTCCACTGAAAAGCGGACATTTTCCGGACATCGTTTTCACCATTTTTAGCCACGTTTCTAAGATAAAGCAGCGTCGGGCGTTATTTCGGAAACTGCGCCTCACCCGCCAATGCGCGCCTCACGGATAGCTGATAAAAGTGATCACCCCATAGCAGATTTCGCTCAAGTCCAACGAAGTCTTTGAGCGTCAGATGGCCATTCTTCAGCGCTTTGTATCCGATCTCGGTCCCGACAATATCCTTTTGCACATCTGCAGGCTGCTTATTGAACCAAGCCGTCCCCCTATCAACCGTAACCCCTTTAATTGCAGGGATTAGGGTGCACCTACAGCGGGAATGAAACTTCATCGGCTCACGCAAGGGAAAGAACTGTCCATCTAGCGCAATACAAGCGAGACAAGCCCTACGGCTACGCGACGATCGCCAGTACCAGCCGGAAACTATGTCTGCGTTCGCTTGGTATGTCTGCAGGCTGGCAGTTCGATACGCCCTTAGCGGCTCATTACGTCCGAGGCTCAATGCCCTTGTCAGATTCCCCTCCAGCGCCTGTTTGATTTTGCTCGCGGTGGTTCTTGGATTGATCCCGAGTACGACTGATTCGAGCAATGCGTCTTCGACGATCTTACGGCTTGCGCGTGGTAGTTGGTCGAGTAGGGATCTCAGCGGCGCTCCGTTGCTCAAGAATCCCGCCATATTCTCAACGGCTGCGACTGGTAACTTATTGAAGGTTGCGGAGATGGCAGCTGATTCGGCGGCAGTAGTCATCAGTGCGAATGAATCGCTCAATCCGGTTTTTGCGGCGATGGATTGCTGTTTGGTGATTGCGGAGTCGGAGATATTAGCAAATCGCTGGAACTCGGCCTCGACCTGTCGTAGCAGATCTCCATATCGTCGCTCTCTAAACAGCCACGAT